TGATTGCGTCAGCAAATCTCTTTTCGGGTCTGTATGCTGATGTCTCTGATACCTGCCCGGCAAAGCTGACAGCCTCTCTCGTTCCAGCCAGTACATACCAGTTAGTACCATCATTTTCCAGATTGTTACTTACAAGTACCTGGAATCCTGCAACAGTTGGTATATTTCCGGTTCTCATATAGTCCTGCCATGCCTGTTTGTAATCTTCGTGCTTGAGCATTATCCCGTGATACCAGGGCGGTATAACTATCCATCGTCCCTGCTGTGGCACGTTAGCCTCATCCATATTAACACTTACATCAATTATCAGTTCGTATGGGCTATCATCACTTGTAGTATCAGTTCCAACGCTATAAGCAGAACCGGAATCATCCAGTGAGATACCTGCATCTCCGTAAAGCCCAGCTATATCCGCATCAATCTCATCCGCAAGCGCATAAGCTGCCCTCTGCATTGCTTTGTCCATTAGACCTACGTTTGACTGTGCAGCATCTACGTCATCAACGTAGAAATGGTAATACTTCATTTGGTCAATAAGCAAAGTCGTCTGCGCACTGTTTAGCTGGTCGGGATCTGCTATCTCGTTGTTAGCGGTGTAAGATTTGATTGTTACATCACCTATCTGGTTGATTCTAACTGTATCGCCAGCGTTCCGTATATCGCCTTCATAGTCAGAATTAACTAACTGCTTGAATACTAATTTCTTGTCCAAATGTCTTAACAGTCTTGTTGACCATATTTCAGGTATAAAATTTGTTACTGCCATTTAAGTCACCTCTTTATAACTTTTTAATCTTGCCTTCCTCGAACAACTTGTTAAACTTCTCTGGATTCTCACGAGCCATCTTTTGTGCTTGTTCTTTTGTGATTGCGTTTGAATCATCTGGTGTTTCTGCTGGCTCACGTCCATACTGTTTCAACAGTTGTTCACTGACTTTCTTTCTGTCGTTTTTTATCGCCTGTTTGTACTTCTCTACTATCGTCTTTGTCTGTTCTTCATCTTCGCCGATTAAGTAGTCTGCTGGTTCTAATGGTAGATCTTCTTCATTTAGAGATTTGATAACAAAGCTTTTTAGTGATTCTCTCTGTCGTGCTTTCTTTTCGTTCTCTACCATTTCTTTCAGCTCCCTAATCTGCTTTTGTTCATCTGATTCTTCCGGATTGATTTCTTTAACCTTTTCTTCCACTATCTTTTGCAAGTTGTTTTGTTTCCAAGTCTCCAATCCTTTGGTGAAGTATTGATCGCGGTAGCTTTTCAATACTTCGTTGTTCTCAATCAGTTCACCCACATTGTCTTTTGTCACGTTAGCCAATGGGTTGAATTCTTTCTTAAGTTCCTCTACCTCTTTACTATCCTTGTTCTCTTTAATTAGCTTTATAGCTTCTTGCAGTTCCATATATATCCTCCTTTTGCCCTCCGAGTTCGAGCCTCAGAGTGCTAATAAACTGTCTTCTTTTGATTCTTCCATTCATCATATGTCATGTAGTCAGTTACACCACGACCTCTTATATATCTTTTATCCGGGTGTTTCTCATCAAACACGTTGATCGTTGTGCAACGACAGTTGATGTCCTGGGATGCTATTCCGAACATTCCCGGTCCTTTTGTCTTCATACCACCTACGTGGAAGTAACCGTTCTCATCTTCCACCTGACCGTCCAGTCGTTGATGTGTTGGTCGTGTCTTGGAGTCCAGTGTAGCGTCCCACATTCTTTTTGTTTCTAATCCTTTACGTTTCAGATCTTGCGTAGCTTCGAGACTTGACTGTTCCTTCACTCTGTGTGATTCAGTCCAGACAATCCTCTGCGCTTTGTTGAAGTTGTTCTGCATTGTATCTTTTAATCTATTGGCTGTTGTCCTATACGGTTCACCTTTCGTAATGTTCTGAACAATCTCCTGCTGTATCTCCCAGATGATCTCATTACGCCTTTTCTCAAGCACTTCGTTGAGTGTCAACCCTGAGATTGGATTCTGCAACGCCTTTTTGATTGCATCTTTTGGCAGTGTGTACCAGTTGACATTAACGCCTGTGAATTGCTCAGCAGCCCAACCTATGAAGTTGTATCTCTCTTTGTATGTCTCAAATAACATCTGTTCTATCTCACCATTCTGGTATCGAGCTAAAGTGGTTAACTCTTTTGAAAGCGTCTGCTTCATCTTGTCCATGCGTCCGTATTTCATCATTTCTGAAAGCTCTAACTTGCCCTTCTTGCCATATTTAGACCAAAACTGTGATATCTCTTTCTTCACCCTTTGTAGAACATCACCATAAGCTCTTTGCAGTTGTCTTAATTGTCTTTCTGTCAGAGATTCATACCAGTTCTCGAATTCGTCATAAGCTCTATGATACGTTAGCTTCTTCATCATCCTCATCCCTAATCTGATAGTAATTCATGGCTTTCTCTTTCTGCTCTTCCATCATCTCCATAACTTCTTCCGGATCTTCAATGAACGAAGCAAGAGAATAAAGAATCTGGTCCGGTATGATTCCCTTCAGTTGTGCAAGAACCTGTGCGTCTTTCTCAAGTGCTATCGGGAGATTTCTCGTAAACTTCTGGTTGATATTTTGCCAGTCGAGTTTCATTGATTTCTTCGCCATGCCACTTGCGAGAACTTTGAACAATCTCTTGTTAGCTGCTATGAATTTTCTTTCCATAGTCTTGCATTTATTTTCAAGACTCATTAGCTTAAATTTTCTACTCTCGCCAGATATGTCCGATGTGAATTCTTTATCACTAAAGTTCACACTTTTAGCAAATCGTAGAATGTTCGCTTCGAGTCGGTCAAGATGAGAATCAATAGCCTGAATGTTTAAGTTCTTCTCTAAGAACGCTACATCAGCGCCCTCTGGTATGTTGAACGCTCCGGTTTTCTTGGCTTCTTCAAGAACCTCGTCTGTGAGATCAGCTCCTATCGCTTTCATATAAGCTAACCTAAGTTGTTCAAGTTCGCTATCTAAGTCTGATTCTTTTCTATCGTAAGCGTCTATAAGCGAGAGAACTTTCTCACCATCACCGAGTCGCTCCTCGTTGTTGATGTATTGAATCATTGGCACAAAATCAAAGAAATGAACTTGCGGATTAACAGGTGAAGTGTTGTCAAGAACATATTCACCTTCGGAATTTTTGATGTAATAAGTAACCTTCTCTTTGTCGTACCATTCAACACGTGTGCGGGTTTCTGAATAGTTACCATCAACATATTCTTCATCGTAGTATCTCAATGCAAACTGAACCTCATCTATGGAGCGGTCTTTGATAAATATGCACTCCCAGGGATTCACGTTCATCATTCTAAATTGCCCTTCTGTGTCAACGTAAAGCAACCTCACACCGTAACCGCAAATAGCTGCTTTCTTTATAATCTCGCTGTCAAGATCGGCTATGTTATTCAAGTCAAGAAATTCTTGCAGCGCTTCATCATCTGATTCGTACACTATCTCATTACCTGCCATATATCCAACTTTCGTATCTATAATTTCACTAAAGAAGTCGTTGTTGAGCTTATTGTTGATCTTATTTCTATCTGCGAATCTTCGGTTGAACACCGGCACGCCATCATCTGATGCTTTGTATCTTTCGTAAAGCTGCTTCATCGTCTCGGCTTTAGAGTAGTGGTCGTCTATCAGATCTGATATTATCTGACTGGTAACCCTGCCATTTGTTTCTATGAGGTTTCTGATCGTCTTTAGATCCATATATTTACCCCCAAATATTTCTACCTGCTGTTATTGTCCTTCTTCTTCTAACTGGCTCTATCGCATAACGTAACGCTGCTATCGCATCATCTTTGAACTCCACCGGCTCATCTTGAACATTACCGTCTTTGTCCTCTTTGTAGCTGTACTGCTGCATCTCGGCTAACAAATTCGGACACTGCTTTGATATGTGAATCTTCTTTCTTTTAAGCCAGTCGATACCGTCTTTAACTGAACCTTTGCCTTTAACGCTCGCTTGTACGTTCAAGCCGTGTTGTCTGAATTCTTTGATACGTGCCGGTTCAGCACTATCTGCTATGATTTGTTTCTTCTTATGTGCTATTTTCGCAACTTCATCTATAAGCTCAGCGTTAGTCAAGCCTTTTTCGTAGAGTTCATCATATACATACAATTCGTCATCTTTGAAGCCAACTTTTATGAATGCACTTGGATGGTTGAAGCCAAAGTCAAGTCCCTGGTAGATAGCGTCAAAGTCTTCTTCTTTGTACGGGATATCTTCAAATGCGTAGTTGGTAAATACCAAGTTGCCAAGTACCCCCCACTCTCCCAATGCGTAAATCTGATAGTAAGTTGGATCTTGATTCTTCAAGTCTTCAATAACATTCTTGTATTCCTCATCCAAGAAATCATTGTCTTTGTACGTGGTCTTAAATCTTGCTGAATTGTCTTTAGGTTTATCGAAAAAGAATGATTTTATCCAGCTTAGTGCAGATATTGGATTAAACGAAAGTGTAATCTGCATTGGATATGCGCTCTTGCCTCGAAGTCGTAAGTCTAACTGTGTGAAATCTTCTTGTGTTATTTCCGAAGCTTCTTCTACCCAGATGTCTGTTATCCCTGCTATCGATTTCAACTTCTCAACATCATCCAGTCCTGTGAATATTATCTGATTACCGTTTCTGCAAGTGATCTCCATATCCGATTTGTTGACCTTGAACAATGGCATGATATGCCACTGTTGCATGATCGATTTGATAAGTGCGAACGTTGAATGTCTGTTAGTGCGTGCAACCTTTCTAACAACTAACGTCTTATGTCCCTTCTCCTGCATGGAGCGCACAAGTATGCGTTGTGCTATAAAGAACGACTTGCCAGAACCAGCACCGCCATAAAAGAGTTCATATCGCTGTCTGCTTTTCAGATATGGTCGAAATGTCGGATTGAATACTCTCGATTTGATCTTCACTGTCGCCTTAGGCATCTTCAATATCCACCTGGATCTCTAAATTGCCAGAATGTTCTATCTCACGCTTGTCTCTAAATTTATCCGGTCGTCTATTCTTAAGCCAAAAGATTATTGCTGTCATGTCGCCTTCGAGTGCTTTCTCATATAGCTTGTTCTCTACACGATAGTCAGCCTCTTCCTTACCGCTTTTTAGGGCGTCTACTAAAGCCGAGTGCTCTGTCTTGTACTTTTTAAAAGTCGAATAGGCAACACCCAATCTCTTGGCTATCTCTTCTTCTATCAATCCGTCACGACACCAGCCTTCAACTACATGAAGTCTCGGTTCAACGTGCGTTTCATATTTACTTCTCATGGTGTCGTCACCTCCTAAATTGCAATTTACTAAATCTGCGTTTATAGTTAAGTCTGCTATACCAATAAAAAACCGCCGTCTCTGGCGGTCTCATTTCTGTGCATTATACTTAACAGATTATCTTATTCTTGTACACCATACTTAACAATAATGTTATGTTCGGTGTATCTTATCAAGAAATGTTTCTGCTTTTATTTTATCTAAGTTAAATTCAATGGTAAATGCAAAATCACACTTACCACAAACGTAAGTTACTTTCGGTGGATCACCGTATGGATTGCAACAACTTAACATCGAGCCACATACCGGGCAATGAAAATCTTTCACTATTCATCCTCCATCGGTTCAATTATAACCTTCAATCTCTTCTGTGAACAAAAAGCTGGTATCTT